CTTCAGATGGTAAACTTGCCGTTGGGAATTCATGCCATCCTAAAACTAAATCAGGAGCGGCAGCACTATCTGGCTTAAATTTGTCCATGTTTACTTTACCGAGTCCCTGACGATCAATGACATCTTCCATTGCTTCAGTTTGATCGGTTGGTGTTGAAAATGCTTTCATTTCTCTAGCATCTAATTCTCTAGCGATTTCCTCGCTATTCTTGTTTACTTCTTCGCTCATTTTTTGCTAATTTTTCTAATTTGATCTTTAGTTATTGATTTCTGTTCTATTACATTAGAACTTAATTCCTTTTGTATAAGACTTCTTATAAAAGCACTCACCGAAACAGGTCTAGATTCAGTTTCTACAGCTTCCATTAATATTAATCTATTAACCTGATTGACTTCATCTTCTGTTAAAAGAACCTGAAGTTTTTTAGTTAACTTATGATTTTTTATAGACATAATATATTGATATTTTAATATGTTTTCTGTGCAAAAAGAAGGGAAGGACCTGGGATCCTTCCCTTTTTTATTGTAATTAATTTAATTCTTCAGCATAAGTATCACATCTCCATGTGATTTCTAATGCTTCTGGTTCAGCGTTACTATAATCTAGTGTACCTGTAAACCCAACTGCCGAAGTAATAAAACAATCTTCAAGAGTTACTTTTCTAAAAATATCTCCAGATCTGTTAAATTGCACAACAACAATAGTTCCAACATAATCCTTTTTTAGACCCATTTCACCGGTTTCTGGATTGTATTGTTTTCTATACCATTCTCTTAAAGTCTTATAAACGTATGCTTGATTAGAATCATTTAAGTTAAGTGAAAAGTTAACTGTAATGTCGTGAGCTGTTCCATCTGGCATACCAGCATAAGAACGTGTTGCAAACTTGTACTTTTGTTCAACTGCAGCAACTTCACGGTTTAGAGATTCTAAACCTCCAATTGAATTGATATGTTGTAGAAGTAAATCAGAACCTGCAACTCCGTCTGGTGGAAGTATACTTACTTCGAATAGATTCGCCTGTACTGGCTCAAAGTGTTTATTCTTTTTACTTGTTTGATCTTCTCTATAATGTGGTAAAGCCATATTCTTTGTTTCTTTATTTTATATATCCTTTGATTATGCGAAATTACCAGTTTGAATTTCTCCAGTGTTTAGTACTGTTACTCTAGAAACTAGAATTTCAAGACCTTTAACCGGTTCAACATATGTATCTAAAACTCCCATGTTATTATCAATAACGTCATTGGTATTATTTGTAGAATCCATGATGTTTCTATAGTCATATACACCCTGATCTTTCTTAACTGATTCCATGAATGAGTCCGCAAGAGTTTTAATTTCTAATCTAGTCTGTGCAGTGTTGAACTCAAATAAGTAATTTCTTAAGATTTCAGCAAGACCGTCTTCGATATAAATTAGAACTTCTCTTACGTGTGCTGAAGAAAGGGCAGATTGAATAGTTTGTTGCGATGTTTTGTTACCTTTAACAACAATACCAGCTCCTCTTTCGAATACCACTGGGTTAATTCCGAATGGCTCTAGGTTATCTCTATCATTTTTATCAAATGCATATTCAATTCCTTGAACTCCACTTCCAGAAACAACGCCGCGTCTTGGACCAGCAACAATTGACCATGGAAGAGAATCAGAATACTTATCGATATAATTATTTGATACGTATGCTGCTGGTGGAATTACTCTTGTTCTTCCGTTTTCAACAACATTTAATCCAGGTCCATAGAAAAATCCATAACTTGCACCATCGTTAATTGAAGGTAATGTATATAATGACTGTGGATTTAGGTTTAAGTTACCTCCAGTAGGAATATAACTTGTTTTAAATTCTCCAGTATTCTCATCGATAAATGATGGATCGGTAGAAGCTTTAAACTCTTTTACCATAGGTGCATTTAGAATTGCAGATATGTTTTGTCTTTCTTTGGCAAGCATAGTAAATTGTCTCTTATTTAAAAGACCATTTGCTGGCTCGTAAGATCCAAAGGTATCTACTAAATATCTAAATGTTATTGCATCTTTATCCGCAAGCGTATTAGATACTCCATTTCCAGGAATTAGCATATTTAATAATTCACCAATAGTTTTTTCACTATTTTCAGAACCTTCAAGTACGAATGCTCTGTACGCGTCTGATGCTGCATTAAAAGATCCTAATGCATATTCAGGCTGTGCAGGTACGTCTCTGTGGCAAATAAATGTATATGTGTATCTGTCATCAGATCCTCCATTTATTCCTAGTTCTGCCTTTCTTCTAATTTCTAGAACTCTTGCAAGTTTATCACTTCCTTGAATTGGAAGATACATTCCAACTTTAATATTATCTTTAATTGAAGTATCTTCTTGTGCTCCTGCTGCTACTGTGTAAGTGTACTTAAATTCTCCAGCAGTTGCTGCATTTTCAAAAGTCCATCCGTACCCAGTGTTAACTGTAGATGGGAAGAAGAATGTTCTTTCATTTACTCCAATTTGGAATACATCAAATAATAGTTGGTCTGCTTGATCGTAGCAAGTTAAAGTACCTGCTTGTGAATCTGCTAAATCTGCAGAAAATTGGCCATTTCCAACAGGAACAATAGTAACCAATCCATTACCATCATCAGTTACTGATAAGATTTCGGTAAATTCACCATCATTTGAACTTTCTAAATATTTACCAGCTGCTAAATCTCCAGCTGCAAATGCTCCAGTATATGTTAGATTTAAGTTTACTCCAGCAAAACCAGCCTGTGAGTAAGATGCATCGTTTGCCTCAGCATCAAATTTTTCATATTTTGATTTGCTAATATTCTCTTCGCAAATAACAGTAGCAAGTCCTGCTCCATCATGTGTTGCTGATAAGATTTGAGAATATTCTCCGGCAACGTCAGAATATAAGAAATTACCAGCTACTAATCCATTTTGCTGTATTGTTGCAAAATCACCAGAGCCTACTTGAATAGACATTGTATCTCCAGCAACTTCAATAATATTTTCAAATGCACCGTCTCTTGGGTCATTTAATTGTTGAGGCTGTTGCTGTACTAGGTAGTGTGAAAGTAGTTCGTAATCTTGGTAAATATCGAATGCTTCACCTACAAAATCAATTCTATCAAGAGCATCTTCATTAACTGCTGCAAAAAGACCAGTTCTTCTTGATTCAGAATTAATAAGTGTTTCAATATAGTATTGTCTTCCTTCATTATCTTGGAAATCAGGAATTAAAGAACCAGTGTATTTAGCAAGTAAAGAAACTTCTCTTAGGTTTGCAAATGCTCCGAATTGAGAAGGAATAATACCATTTGAATTAAAGTAGTTTCCAAACGTTGGATCGTTGTTTAATTCATCAGTTACAAATCTACCTTTAAATACATAAACATCTACCATGTAGTCTGAGATGTAGTCTAGGTCGTCAACTCCTTCTGGAGAATTTCCTTCACCATACCATTCTCTTGCAGTTACATCAAATCCTCTGGTATCTCCAGCTTGAGTAACTACTACTGTAATAGGTTCTTGTTTAATATTTGTAAATGTGATTGCGTTATTAGATTGAGAAGATGTGTTTCCTGCAATATTTAGCAATTTTTCATCTTCTGGAATCCAAAACTTATCTCTGTTAAAAATATCTTTGTATAGAGTATCTCCATCAATTGCTCCGTTTCCTTGTTCGGAACCGTTTGTTGTTGGAGAAACCCAGTAAGATTTATCAGTATCGTTAGCAGAAGTTAGGTTTAGTGCTATAATTGGACCTCTAGATAGAGTTTCAATTGCAGATCTGTGAAAATACATTCCCTTTCTTTCCAAATTCTTATCAATTGATCCGAAAATTTGGATAAAAGTCTCAGTATCTTCAACAAATACTGGCGTGTTGTATGGTCCTTTCTTAGAGTGACCTACTACAAGCCTAATAGTCTCTGCTGGGATATTGACAGTTTGTGATTTGTCAAATTCAAGACGGTAGACACCTGAACTCTTGAATTGTTGTAGTTGAGGACTTAATGCCATAGTTTTTCTTTTTTATTTTTTTTTCTATAGTATATATCTTAAAAATCTGATTTTATTTCAATAAATCATAAATATCATATTGAAGATCTCCTTCATCTTGAGAATCTTTATAAAGCACTTCTTCCATTTTAGCATGTATACTTTGGTCTATTACGTCTAAAAGCTCTTCGATGTAGTCAGCATAGTCAGTCGTATTGAAGAATTCAGTGGCAGTTATACAACTCATTATTAAGTCGTCATTTCCCATTTGAGCACCATAACTTCCATTTGGAAGAGTTCCAAATAAGCTTGCCTCTCCTACTGTAAACTCATCCGTTATTTCCATTCTATTATTTTTATACAACTTAGAGAAGTTTTGACAGAATATTGCTTTATTATCTGACTTTATTTTAATTCCAGGTTTTAAAGTTCTGCTATCATGTCTATGTTTAAATCGTACTAGCATTTCTTCATCAAAATCATTTCTTTGTGGAAAGACAGTTCTTAAATATTGAAATAGTACAGATCCATATGTATTATATTCTATGACTAGTTTTACATTTTCACTATAGAAAATATCTATTGCTAAAATATACAAAACTTTTGCAAAATCTTCTATTACTAATTCATTACTTCTAAATCTGGCAACTTGTTTAAACTTAAAAAAGTCATACATTGCCCCTGGAGAATGAACACTTTCTATTTCTTTAAAGTCCATTGGAGAAACTTGAAACATATTTATGACTGAATAGTCTCCTCCATTTCCTTCTGCAATATCTACTGTAAATAGCCAATAATTATTACTATATCTAGCATCTTCTAGATCAAAATCAGGATGCCATTCTAAAAATCCTTCAATATCAATACCAACGTCTTCAAACTCTTCTAAGTCGTGGTGTATGTACTTTTTCATCCTCTTTCTCATCCTTTTCATGTCTACAGGATCCATTAGTAGATTTGAAGAACTTACAAATTCGTTACCATATTGCTTATTGAATGCTTCAATTGAACCAAGGTTTCCAAGTTCTCTTTGGTACCATGCATCATCGCGCTCTGGATGTTCCCACCAATCAATTCGCATTGACTTATACTCATTATCACCGCGTTCCGCAGCAGCATAAATCTGATAGAACTTATTAAAACCATTTGGAGTTGAGGTAATCGTTAGCCTTGATACATTAGAAGCTGAAAGTGTAGGATAAACATTTTCATAAAACGAATCAGCAATAGAAGGATGTATGTGTGCAAACTCGTCAATGTACAGATTATGAATAGTAAAACCAATACCGGCTTTTGCTGTAGTAGATTGACCAATTAAACGACATCCATTATCACAACGAACATTCATTACGTCGTATTTAATAATGCCCGGCTTCATAAAGAATGGAAGGTTTTCAATTACAACTTTTGCCTTATCGATGATTTCTTTTGTTGTATCGCTTTTATTTGCGAGTAAGAGAGTATTCTTATCAGTATTGAATGTGACATACCATGCATTATAAATAGATGCTGTTACTGTTTTACCCATCTGCCTTGATGCAAGTACAATATTGAATCTTTCACTTTGAAAATTACGTAGCATTCTCTTTTGATATTCTCGTAATTTTACACGCTTAATACCATCATCTGTCATTACAACTGCATATTTCTCAGCAAAATATACAATATCAGTTGCACATCTTGCAAGTTCTGCAATTTCATCATCAGTATATTCAAAGACGATATTACCTTTTCTAAGAAATTGCTTACCCTCATAAAATGGCATCTTAACCTTAGGTCGATAACCCTGGTCAAGTGCTAGCAGTAGATCATTGATTTGTTTAGTTGACCAAACAATGCGATCAGATTGCACGTCTCCTTCTTCTTTAGGAATCCATCTATTATCTCCTACATAATCACTCATTCTTCGGTAGTTTGTTCAAATTCATCAACGATTTCAATTTCATCTTCTTTTTTTAATGCACATTCTGCACAGCACATAGATTCGCCGTGTTGTATATTTTGCATTGGTGAAAACATAGCCATTAACCCAGCCATAATTAAACCTATAAATTGAAATGTTGCCTTCATATTATTCTTCAGTATCGTCTATTTCAATATCTGTTATATCATCTTCATTGTTTCCATTCTTAATACCTGCCTGTATTGCTGCCATTAAATCTTTTGTTCCTCTTTGGATATTTCTACTTCCAGAATCTCCTCCACTCTCTTCAATTTCTCTAATATCATCTCTCTTTTTATAGATTTCAATATCGCGAGCAATTCGCTTTGCTGATTCTTCAGCAGCCATTAAATACATTGTCTGTGACTTAATTATATCAAGCATTGATTTTTGGAGTGTTGCTAGCACCTCAAACATTCGAGGTGCAAGTTCTCCTGCTTCAATAGTTTCTAACAGTGTTGTCAGTGCTCTTTCACCAGCTTGAAGCTGATAGATTAAAGAAGACATAGTCATCTCATCCATCTTTTTCTTAGCTTGAATATATTCATCTTTCTCAATTATATCTGAATCAAGATAGAACTTCATTAGACTTGTGATTGTTTTCTTAGCCTTATCTGTTGATCTTGATTTAATATCTGCATAATTTACTGAAGGAAGAGATGTCGGCTGTCGCACGATTGCACTATCAGTAGGATCCGTCTCTATATCAAGAGACTCATCATCCCCAATTAAATCATCCAATTCTCGGCGGATTTCATCAGCCTGATCTTTTATACTTCGGTTCTCACTCATAAATCTTAAGTTAGTAAGATATGTATCAATATTATCTTGGGTTACTGTATTGTCTTAATCTAATCGATGGGATTGCATTATCTGTTATAATTGATAAATCAGAATCTCTGACAACATATTGCTGCAACACATTCATATGCTGCTCATCTTCTATTACTTTTTTAAATACTCTAATGTTTGTCATATTTATTGGAGATGCCGAAAGGCTCCATCCTTTTCCGGCATCCCAGCTTACAGGTGATAATAGATTTATTAATTCGGTTGTAAAATTACTAAATGTACCTGTTTTTTGGTGTGGCAAAGTTTTGTTAGAATCAGGATCTAATCTATATAAATGTATTCCAACTTGATTAGATGTATTATTTATATTTAAGACATATCCATACCACACATTAAATTCTAGCTGATTTGGAAGTGTAAATGTGTTTATTTGCCCATTTATAGAAACTTCAATTTCTGTTTGGCTTATTGCAAGAGAAAGACCATTAGATAAATCTAGTTCAGATCTACCATCAAAAAATACATATTTTTCAGTGTCTGCTGTTTTAAATTGTGGTCTAATCCAACCTGTTAATGCTAAATTATTTGATTCAGCGAGTTGTGATTTTGCGTTATATGTTAATGCAAACCTTTCACCAGATTCAACTTGATTTAGTTGATAATTATTTTTAGATATTAGAGTCCATCTATTTCTAATTTCAGCATCTTGTATTTGCAGTGTAGGATGTTTACTAAATCTTATAGAATCATCCAATTCTTGATATACTGTCTTAAATTGCTGCGGTTTGGTTACTTTCTGAACTTCTTGTTCAATTTCTTCGCCAAATACCTCTTCAATTCCAGTTACTAAATCGTCAACATGCTGCTCGATTACAGTATCGGTGTGAATTGAACTTGTTCTTTCTTCATATTTTCTAAGCTGAACTCTCCAGTATGTCATTGTTAGATTAAATTCATCAGCCAATGCTACACTGCTAACTTCGTACATTCGATTTATTATAGGAAAATATAGATAATCTCTACTATTAGGTGTCTTATTTAACCCAAACACAGATGTAAATGCTTCTCCTAAAACATGAATCTCAAATTCTTCAAAGTCCATTCCAAATATGTCGAAATTAAACTCTCTTGTTGGGAATGCATTATCTGGGACTAAAACTTTTATATTCGCCTCATCTACAACATTGTATAGAGAATATTCCATTAGTATTACATCTCTACTCCTATTATCTGGCTCAACCCTAAAGTATTGCACTTCATGTCCCCACATATTATTAGCAAGTGAGCTTAATTGTCTATAAACAGATGTTGGTTTCTTTAAATTGTATGGATTCCAGATAGGATCGCTACAATCAATCACAATATTTGCACAACCGTCCATTGCATATGGATCTGTACATTCTTCACACCAGTTAGGACATGAAATAATTTGCCCGTCTGTTGTTTGTAGTTCAAATGTTATGCTAAGTAGAGAGATTGAAGATCCACTTGAAAGTCTTTCAACTTCAGCCCTAACGTCTATCCAAAGTGGCTTTGTATCGTCGAACGTTTTTGCTAGAAGATCTCCAGCATTTGTATTTTTATTTAATTCAGAAAATTCACTAAACTGACCACCATCTATAGATTCACTCTGTGACCATCTATATTGGAATGTAAAATAATTATTTAAATCTTCCGGTAAGTAAAAAATAAAATCTCCAGTAATTGGAGAAGTAGTGTCTATTTCAACACCGGTAGCGTCTAATACCTGGTCGACTGTAAAGTTATTAGAATCTATTATTTGATTGACTCTAAATGTTAAGTTTCCTATAATAAATTTATCACCTGTTTGAAAATTTAGATTTGTACTAATTCCTGTAACATTTTGAGAACCTGTAAGAAACCGTAATTTTCCAACAGTTGTTGGATTACTTACACCCGCAATTATAGTCCAATCAGATACTTGAACTATATTTGAATAGGATTCTCTTAATTTAGCAATAAATGAGTCTCCAATCTGATTTGATGTAAAACTATTAACCATTACTTTTTAATCTTATCTTGTGGAGTAAATACTTCGCCAGCAATCCAGCTAGCAACAAAACCAGTTAAAGAAACAAAATACACTGCTAGATCATTAAGATCCGACTTAAACCATATTGCTGCTGCTCCGGCAATTGCCCATAAGCTAACAACAACATAAATCATCATCTCTCTACGAGAACTTGGCCCTTTTTCTAAAATTCCACTTTTTTCAGAGGGTCTCTTTGATTCTCCCCATATATATGTTGCAACATACGCTGTTAATGAACCAAAATAAACTGCAAGATCTTTTAAATCAGATTCTCTAAAGGCTCCTAATATTCCCATTAGAACCCATAGCCCAACTGTTAGATATACTAACCCTTCTCTTTTTCCGATTTTTGACATAAGATTCAAGATATTTTTCTTTATATATCTGAATCATAATCTGTAATAATGAGAACTTCTGGATTATCTAATTCATAAGGCTCTAGAGCCTCTGCAAAAACACCCATTGCCTGTGCAACTTCACTAGTATTTACAGAAGTTAAATATACATCTAATTTAGAAATAAAATCTGATAGCCTTAATTTTTTGTAATGTTCATCTTTTAGTAAGATTTTTGAATTTACTAAAATTGAATTTACTAAGTGTAAATCATGCTTATTAAAATGATCGAATGTTCTAAATGTGCCTCTAACCGTTTTTATAGAAAACTTAATTGTTTTAATTTCATCTACTTCAACTATTCTGGAGTAATTAGCATTTTTAATTAAATTGATCTTAATCCACCTGAGAGCAGCCATTTCTATTAAAAGCTTCCATATAAAATATACAGATGTAGCTTCCTTGTATGCAAGTGCTCCTTCTACAGCATTAAACGCATTAATTTCATTTTTAAAATTATCTATGATAATCTTTTTAAAATCATCAACTCCTATTAAAACAGAGTTTTCATTAATTTTTCGGTGATTATCATTTCTTTTAACCAAGCCCCAGAGCTTGGAGTCTACACTATTATATTTATGTAATACAATATCGACAATTTCTGTGAATATATCTTTATCTTGAGTAGACATCTATTTGCTTCTCTATTTTTTGAAGATCTGAAAAAAGCTCATCTTTTGCAAATGTTTTTAGTTCTTGAAATTCTCTAGAACCAATTTCATTTTTTTCCATAAAAAGCTTTACCGCAATATCGCTTGGAATATATTTATCTTTTTCATTCTTTACTGACCTTTTTGTTTTAGTGTAAATCCAACCAGGTACACTTTTAAATCGAGAAGCAACCATAGACCAGCTTTCAACTACATTAGCACCATTAATGCCATTAATATTAAATAATTCGGCATTAGCCGGATACTTAATTGCAAAAAAACGATTAATCATGAAGTGATGTCGTTTTTTATTTAATTGCTTAATTTTTTTATATTCATTTGGCTTTGTAAATAGAATTTTTACAAAGTCAAATAGTTTCGTTTCGTCTAGCATTTATTTAATCCATTCGCTAAATGCCTGTGAGTAGGCATCTACCAGTTTATAATACTCATCATCTTTATTCTCATCATAAAGAAACATTGCTGTTTTTTGAACTTCAAAACGTAAAGAATATGCCTCGGCCTCAGTGAGTATTTCATCAATAGTAAACATATCCTGTAATGTTAGTTCTTTCATTAGAATAAGTTATTTAAGTTTTTAGTCTTTGGCTTCACTTCTGTTTCAGTTTTTTTACCAACTTTTTTAAGAGGTTTTTTATTTTCTTGAGGAATATCAAAGTCTTCAAAAACATCAGTTCCCTTTGGAGCAGAAGATCCAGTTAACCAATGGGTTCCTTCTAAAATCTTATCTTTATCTAAAAGCCTACTAAAATGTTCTACTGCACCTTCCCATTCAGCATCAATTTCTTTAAAAATAGCTTTTTGAATTGCTTCTGGGATAATTCGGTTATGCAATAACATGAGGGATATGTTATTATTGAGAGAAGATTTAATTAAACCGACAGTGCTCTTAGCAACTACTCGATAAATAATCTCAGTCAATCTTGATTTTTGTTCATTGGAAAACAGATAATCAATTTCAAAGCTATCAAATTCTTTAACATATTGATCCCATATTTTATCTGCCATCTTTTCAGTAATGGAGTAGTTTCGCAATTTACCATTTTTCATTTCTTTCTGCCAAGTCACTACAGAAGGAATATTATCGCTGCTATCTCCCATTAAAATCTTTTTAAAGATAAATTCGTCACAATCAACATCAATGACTTCAATTTTATTTTTTTGAATCCAATTTAAGATTTGAAGTTGATAATCATCGCGTGACATGTGAGATCCTCCCATATTAAAGAGCATTTCATCATCTGTTAATTTTTCAGAAGCCAATTTTTCCATATCGGATTTAAATCCAGGATATGCATATAGGGTTTTCTTAGAATTATAGAACCAAATAGTGTGAGCATCGTTTGCAACTGAATGATTGACTAGTTGAATTAGATCTCTATCACCAGTCCATACAATACATGATTTTCCACGATCGTTTAGAGCAACTGACCATCCAAAAATTACATCATCTGCTTCAGCGCCTTGTGTCTGTTGTATTGTTACGCCATGATTTTTAAGAATTTTTTGAAATTCTTCATATACTTCAAATACAGCTGTCCAATCAACAGAGTCGTCTTGTGTTCGAGTTCCTTTATAATTAGCTTCAGGATACAAATCTTTTCGCCATGATTTAGAATCAACCGCAACTACAACATCATCTACAAATCCTTGTAGTTTACGCATTTCAGATGCAAAATCAATAGCAAGCTTACGCATAAATTGCGATCTTGAATTTGTATCTCCTAAAAGCTTAGAGCCTTTAGGTCTAGGCAATACAAATAATCTACTAAATAGAAAATAGTTGCCATCAATAAGTAGTGTGTGTTTTCCCACTTTCATATTCTATGTTTTTACAGATCTAATATAATCATTTTTCATGACATAAAAAAATCCGTGTGATATTTTTTATGATTTTATTATCGTCTGTAGAGAATATACGCAGCTCAACATTGTAATTACTGGATCAATTACATGAATTCGCTGTGCTTGGTGTTGTGCAACATTTACAATAATCTGTGGAATGTGTTTAACACTTTGCTGTTTCTCTTGTTGTATGTATTCAATAAATTCGGCGCCTAATGCTGCTAGAACATCATCTACTCTGTTAGAATAGTTACTAACCAGCATTTGATAGTTTTTAGTAGGATCTGTTTCATTAAACACTAGTTCAAACACATCTTTATATACTGAATTAAATCTCTTTACATCATTAATAGAAATAGTGTTTGTTCCTTGTGTTTTAAATCCTTGTAATTTATTAAGAGTACTTCTCAGATCTGGAAAATTACGGCGAACAAATTCAACAAGTGCTGGTTTTTCAATACTCATATCTTCATTGCCACAGATTTGATACACGCGCTTAATGTATTTTTTGGTCAATTCCGACTCTTCTTCTTTATCAAAGTCAAAGTTAATGACTTCAAATCGCGATAGAATCGGATCTGGTAGTTTATTAATATAGTTACAAGTTGCAATAAAACGAGAGTTAGATGCAAACTGTTCCATCGTAGCACGCAATGCCTTAAAGAATTGGTCTGATACTCCGTCAACCTCATCCAAAATCACTACCTTAAAGCTACCAGCTTTATCTATAATAGAGACTGTTGAACAAAAATCAATAATACGGGTTCTAATCACATCTACTGAAGTGTCTGTTGATGCGTTAATGTAAAGATATGGTAGTTCAAATTGATTTACAATTGCCTTTGCTGTAGATGTCTTTCCAGTACCTGGACTTCCTGCAAATAACATATTTTGAACTAAACCATCTTTAAATTTAGACATTACCCTATCCGGTAGAATTAGCTCTTCTAAATTCTTTGGTCGGTACTTTTCAGTAAATAACTGATTTATTGATTGCATACTATTATCTTTAGTAATTATATTCACCTAGTGATGATTTGTTTCCTAAATAAATAGATTATATGGCCATAAATTACTCAAAGATTAATATTGTTAGGAATAGTTCTGGAAAAGGAGCTAGGTTTGGAATTGTCCTAAAATATTTACCTAAGTCCTTTAGACAATTTCTAATTAGACATAAAAATATGTATAGATGGGCTGAATCTGATCAATTTGTCGAATGT